GTCGGTTTTTCTTGCTATTGTGCCGTCTACACTGATCTCATTATTAGCTATATCGATACCATCTCCTGCTGTCAGTGTGCTCCCACCAGTTGCAGATATGACGTTACCTTCTATGGTGATATTCTCTCCGGCGATGAGCTTATCTTGCTTAGCGTCTAAGAGCGTAAGAGTCTCAGACTTGGTGAAGTAGTTGTCCAATAGATAGGTTTTGCCTTTAAAGTCTTCTATGATCTTTTCATCGCTGAAGGAGCAATTCCCTATGTCGTCCTGACTGATTGCCCTTACTACTGCATATGCTCCAGCACATTCATCCTGGAACTTCTGCTCAAAAAGCGTGATATTTGTCGATTGTACTTCGAATGCGTCACTATTATTCTGGAGGTAGTTAATCACTTCCCTTAGGGTGTTAATTGCTACAGTCTGTACATCAACAGTATTGCTTCTATCCTTAGTAAGGCGGTCTGCATAATAGAGATACAGTGTATAAACTATCGAGTGTGCCTGAGTTGTCACATCAGTTGCAGCAACACTAGCCACCGGGTATTTGATATTCTTCCTGCCGTTTAGGTCATAAATGGAGCCCACCCAGCTGTCATTAATCAGAGGGTGGTTCTGGTAAACGGTGTTTATGAATTCTAAGCTATTCTTAAGGTTCATATTATAGTGTGAAAGGAATATTTTTAAGATAGTCTTTATTAGGTGCTACCTCACCAGATTTTGTTTGTGCGTATTCAGGGAACTTAGCAGTGTTATGGCAAAGGTAGCTTGTTATTCTATTGCCAAAGTAGTTTGCTGCTTTACTATAGAATTCCACCATTGTTTGGCAGTCCTTCATGGATGTGCTGAGGAGTTTATCATCAGTGGTGCTTACAATGCCCTTATTACAGATTTTGTATTGAATAGGCAGTTGTATCTCAGCCATTACTGTATATGCTAGATATATGGCGATGTAGTTATCCAGCAGGTCCTTATAATTAGCGTTTTCAGGAAGATCGATAGCATCAGGTATGAGAGAGCATAACTTATTGTAAAGGTTCTCTCCTATTAGCTGCACCAGATCAATCTCCTGTGCTTTTATTGTTGAAGGTCTGATGTATTGCTCATCAACGTTAGAATCGATCAGGCCTAAACTGGTTAATGTCTCTCGGTTAATTAGTAAGGTGTACTTCATAGTTTCTATTCTTTTATTCTTTTAGGGTCACATAGTTACCCACCAGATCGTTTAAAGCATCAACAAAGGCCTGTGTAAGAGGTTCAACGACGTTAAGGTTGTATATCTCATCTGCCTCGAGGTACTCACTCTTAGCAAAGGTTGCTTGGCTCTGCATTCCAAATAGGATAGGCTGTGCTCTAAAGGAGCAGAAGATATCTTCCTTAGTTGACTTATCCAGTGCTTGGAATTTCTCATCGAACTTATCACTCTCCAGTCTTTCGATTGTAGCAGCGCTGTCTTTATTATCATTGAATAGCAAGCAGAGTTTTCCAGCATTGCTAGGACCGCTGAACTTTTCATTCAGTTTCTTTTCAATCTCCTCTCTAAGTTCCTGTGTAGGTACTCCATTATTCATGTTAATGATAAGGCTGGAGTTGAAATTGTTCTGTATAGTGCTTAGATGGAACTCCTTTATCATATTCTGTATCTCCACGCTCTTCAGGGCGCTAAACCACATAGGAATGGGGTATATGCTTCTGTATAATCTTCCTCCGAACCATTTAAACGAATGCTGAGCAGAATTATCATTCAATGGAAGCTTCACGTATTTGTTGGTGTACTTGCTCCATTTCTTGCTATAAAATCCTGTTGACTTATCGGCATCAACCCTAATTCGTTCATATGGAATGTATTGGTTATATGTTATTGAACCTGAGGTTGATTTAATGCTCTCCATTGAGAATCCTCCAAAGATCAGGTAATCATATAGGAGCGACTCCAGAAGCTTCTTAGACATAGTGTCTGGATGTGTACCAGTCAGGACATCAATCTTATTCAGGATTCTGTCTACAGTACCATTGATGATGCCGCCTAAGATTGAGCAATGAATGTAGCTATTCCATAGTGTGTTAGGCAGCTGGTTATCAGCGCCGTAGCTGACGTAGTCCTTATTGCTGCTTTGGTAGTCAACTGATAAGGCTTGAGTTTCAGTGTTTGGTCTATCGTAACCAGCAAACCCTAAGAATGCTTTATCTGTTTTATTATCCGTTGTACTCATTGAATTCTATATTTTTATTATTTGTCTCGAATGTTTTACCACCTGCTAATACTTGCAATAGGCCGGAACTTAAAACGACCTCTTCCTCTTCTCCGTTAGTACCAACCAGCTCATAAGCGTATTCTCCTAAGCAATCCTTATACTCATCATGTATTTCGAAGGTCATAACATTTGCATTCAGGGATAAATCCTCAGTATAAGGGATTGATATCTTCTCAAAAGTTGCTAGATTTGTTAGCCTAAGAATGTATGGTCCAGGTAGATTATATGAAATTGCAGGAAAATTAACGTATTTTCCAGGGTTTGTTAGATCGATTATTACCATTATGAGGCCGTTTTAATATAATATACAAAAAATGAAGGCTAACTTATTTAAAAGCCAGCCTTCATTATCTAACCAACTAAATATTAGCCAACGGTAGGAAGTGGATCTGCTCCAGGGTTTTCCTCTGCAATATCGCTTATATCGACAGTTGTGAGGTCGATCTGATAAGGCATATCCTTTGAAACGTCGCTCAGTTCCAGCGTATAACCGTTCAGGTCATCATATGCAGTTCCAGCTGCTGCAGTTGCTGCTGTTGCTGTTACTGGATTATCATAACCTAAGTACCAGTAGTTGCCTCTCATGTCTTCTACCATCACTCTGAAGTCACCTCTTACAAGGTTGTTGATCTCGATCTGCTTATCAGCTTCCATCTTGATGAACTGCAGGCTCAATACAGTTGTGTAGTAGATTGTTCCGTTCTCATTGATAGTAGCTGTTGAGGTCATACCTCCAGTTGCCTTCAAGAAGTTATACTGACGGAACTTAGCAGGGTCTGTAGCACCAGTTGGAGTTACCGTCACGATGTTATTAACCATTGTTCTAGAGGTATTCAGGCCTATCGACTGGAGCTCATCAGTAGGTATGATGAAGACTCTCTTGATACCTCCTATATTATCTTTACATTGCTTTCCAATACCTTGTATCGAAATAGCACCGCATTGACTTGTTATTGCGCTCATGTTTTTATCTTTTTAATTAATGTAAAGAAGTTAAAAGGCCTAATTGATAAGACCTTCTAACTCCTTTAATTTGTTATTACTCCTCTTGAGATACCTTAACTACCATGTTAGGATAAGCAACCTGTACACCGAAGTTGAAATCAGCTGCGAATCTGTACTCTCTGTGGTCTTTTGAATACCAAGCCTCAACGTTCATTGTATCACCAACCATGTCGCATCCGAAGTTGAAGTTATCTGCGAAAGAAGCATATACGTTACCTGTGCCGTTAAGGCCGCCTACTCCGATTACCTTAACATCTGTACCTGGGATGATTACGAAGTCCTGTGGTACTGCTACATCGTAGTGGTAAAGGTTCTGTGCGATCAGCTCCTGAACATACTTACGGTAAAGGTCCTCGCCTACGAAGATCTCGACGTTGCCCTTAGTGAATGCCTCTGAAGGGATCAAGCCATAAGCCTGTGCGATTATTGACTTTGCTGTTGCACCTTCAGCGTACTCTCCAGTTACTACACCTGTTGCTGCACCTATGATCTTCTCGAAGCCATCGAAGTTATCAGGGTTAGAAACCTTTTCAGTGTCGCCCTGCCAGATCATTGTCTCGAGCTTAGCCTGGATGCCTTCAACGATACCATTTACGAAATCTTCCTCGAAAGGAGCTGGAGTACCATCGGCAAGACCAGTCTTAACTTCGTAGCTCATCCAAGTCTTAGCAAGTGCTTTGTCACAGAATGACATGTTAACTGCGATCTGACCAGTAGTGATAGTTCTCTGAGTCAGAGTAGCTGCAGTGGTATCGCTCCATCCACACTCTGAACCATCATTGAATGCTACGGCTGTGTCTAAAAGGTTAAGAACTGCAGAACCCTTAACATCAACGTTAGGGCGAAGGTACTTAACTGACTTACCTCCAAGAACTGCTTTACGGATTATAGGGAGTCGTCTCTCCTCTACATAAGAATTAATTGCTGAAATATTAACGCTCATAGTTTTAAACTTTTTTATTTTTAGTCTTTTTATTTACTTTCAAACCAACGATCAATACGAGAATCTCCTGATTTAACCTTAGAAAGCTCTTCTGGAGCTACAACTACGGACTCTTCAGAAGGTTTATCCTCTAACTCTTTGATCTTATTGTTAAGGTCCTCGATCTCAGCGTCCTTAGCCTTGATAACTTCCTCGAGTTCTGCGATCTTAGCTTCAAGCTCTGCTACTTTAGGATCTTCCTCTGCAGGCTCTTCTGTAACTACCACCTCTTCCTCGAGTTTCTCATCAGCTGGCTCTTCAACCTCTACCTCAACCTTTTCCTCTGGAGCCTCAACCTCTTTGATAGCTTCGACTTTGCCATCCTTAACAGTTATGATTGTTTCACCTGTGTTGTAGTCTCCGTCCTTAACAGGGTTACCATCCTCATCGAAAATCTCAACGCCTTCCTTTAAAGTGTCGTCAACGACTAAAACACCATTGTCAGTCTCTATTTTCTCGAACTTGCATAACATCTTGTAAAGTTCGAATCTCAATTTACGTTTTTCGTTCATATGCTTTATCTAATATATATAAAATTTTTTACTGGAATATCAGGGTCTCTTAATATTATATATACAAAATCAAACAAGGTTCTTAATATAATCGTCCATATCAGGCGTATCAAGGAGGTTAAAATACCCTTCTACAGAGAATCCTTTGAAGGTTCCTTCCTTAACCTGCTCCCAAACCTTTGCATTCTCAATCTTATATCCAACGATCCAGCTGCCTTCAGGAGCATCAAAGTCTTCTACCTTGACTCTAGGACTCGTGATAATAGACTCGATAAGGGTTACTCCTTCAATATCGATTGAATGCTCAACGTTAACAGAGCTATTTAAACCATCTTTGAAGAACTTTAGCACGATCTTTTCGATAGCTTCCTTGGTGAATATAACGTAGTATTCACCCATGCTAGGACTATACCTATAGATAGGAACTCCAGCTAATAAGGCAACTCCAAATACCTCATGCTTCTCTTCATCTGCGAACTGAAGCTTCTTAGCATCTGCAAAAGCCTCAAAGTTAACCTCTACTGCAGGAAACTCCACGAGTGACATCTTTTCTAACCCTGTCTGGTCGTCGATGTCAATGTAATATGTCTTTATTGGGTTCATCATTTCAAATATATAATTTTTTTAGAAGTTATTCTGACTTTCCATTACTGCAACCTTATTCTGGGTGCTAGTGATATCTCCTTCTGTTACATAAACTCTAGTGTCTCTCATGCTTCCAATAACCTCATCTCCTAA